GGGACTATCAAAGGTTTCCCAAAAACAGACGGATCATGGTGCAAGCATCTCAAGAAAGTTGACCTACGCGGATATATTCTATCGCAGAATCACGCCGCAGAGAGAGAGAGAGAGAGAGAGAGAGAGTTGCGTGGCGGCAGCGTGAGCGAGAAAGGCCGAATTTACGGATTCCCGATAGTAAAGGGGACATGGTGTCAGTCGAACCTAAAACAATCGGTGTTCTCGGATTCCCGCCTAATCAATTCAGATGGTGTACTGGGGAACTTAAAATCAAGCCCGACATAGCGCCCCGGAACGAGGGGCAGAAAATAAATATCGTTCATTACGTCGGCATCGCGGCAGATGAACCGCTCCGCATCAAGAAGCACATCGGCAAAAACGACAAGGTTCTGCCGCTTGTGCAAATAGGATGGGATGAAGGGCTGTGCGCATTAGAAGCGCAGTACATGGATATGCTTTCCCCGACCTACGAAACAGGGGAGCGTGACGGCTGTTGGTTCTGCCACAATCAGAGCATCAAGCAACTCCGAAAGTTGCGGAAAGATTACCCCGAACTTTGGCAAAAGCTGTTGAAGCTTGACGAGGACAGCCCTGTTACATTTCATCCGGACGGGCATACTGTTCACGATTTAGACAGGCGCTTCGCCGCAGAGGATGACGGGCTAATTGATACGCTCAAACCGTTCCGGTGGGCTATGTTGGACGGAGATATGCAATACTGTTTGTTTAGATAGGAGAATAGAGTGAACGTAGCATATAACATGGACTGTCTTGCCGCCATGCGCGAGATGCCCGATAACGCTTTCGATCTCGCTGTTGTAGACCCGCCGTATGGCTGCGGCTTTACCGAAGATACCGGGGGCAAAGAGCTGGGCGTTCACTTTCACGGGCGCGGAAGATCGAAAAAGTATCAAGAAATATATTCACAGTCTTTTAATGTAGAGAGAGAGAGAGAGAGAGCAGAACCGCAGTATAACCGCTTTGGAAATCCAGGCTCACGATTTGAAAAGTACAAACGTGAAGCGGACGGGCGGTGCGTGGGCGGCAAAGTACGGAAAAAAATTATCGCGTGGGACACAGCCCCAGAAAGGGAATATTTTGAACAACTCTTTCGTGTCTCACGCAATCAAATCATTTGGGGCGGGAACTACTTTGAACTGCCGCCGACGCGGTGCTTCCTTGTGTGGAAAAAGCTGACAATCTCGGAAAACTTCACAATGGCTATGTGCGAGTATGCGTGGACTTCCTTTAACAGCAACGCAAAGCTGTTTGAATACGCGCCGCAAGACCCGACGCGCTTTCATCCGACAGCTAAGCCGATTGCCTTGTACGCATGGATATACAAGCTGTATGCTGAAAAGGGCATGAAGATACTTGACACGCATCTTGGCAGCGGCAGCAGCCGCATAGCGGCTTATGACGCGGGGCTTGATTTCACCGGTTACGAAATCGACAAGACCTATTTTGACAAACAGGAAGAACGCTTTGAAAAGCACACAGCACAGCAAAACTTGTTCTTGATGGGCGAGTAGAAAGGCAGACTATGGGCGAGAAAAACGAATTGCCGATTGTTGTGTACTCACTTGTAGATGGAAAGTGGACAACGATTAGCCAAAACATGACAGCTATAACACTCGCGGACGACGAATGTGACACGGAGCGTCAGATGTGGAGCGGTGTTTTTACGGCAGAGCTTAAATTCCGTGTTCCCAGAAGCAGAAAGAGGTTCAAAAAGTTCCTCATGGCGAATGGATACAGCCGAGACAAAGCAGAAGGAATATGCCAAGCAGTAGTTGAGCGCGGATGGTCGTATTCCTATGCGTTCGCTCAAATCCTGTTTAGTTTGTAATGGGGGGATTGGAATGGCAGAAGCGGATACGGGATGCGACCTTTACGTTAGCGGAAGATGCCACAAGAGCTATTACAGCAGAACAAAGTGCGAGAACTGCCGTTCAGACGGATCGTGGTTCATTGACAAGCTCCAAGTATGCGAAGTGGGCGAGGTATGTAGACGGGACAGTATTTTCGGCAACGCATACTATACCATCACACGCGAACAGATTGAACAGCTTGAACAAGGGAAAGTTCTGTTTGATGTTGGTGAGTACGGCACGTTTATCATGCTCGAAAAGGCATAAAAAAAGAGCCAAGGCAGGGGAAAAGCCTTGGCTCTCATATTAGGACACGTTGGCAAATTGCCAACGATGATATCCCTTTACGCAATCAGAACGTGACAGGCGATGGCCAGTTCGACTCGCTCCTCCGCAATACCGATGTACCGCCTTGTTGTTTCGGGCGAAGAGTGCTGTAAAAGTCTCTGCACCAAAACAATGTCGTGACCATTGGAATTGTAAATGTCTGTGGCGTACCATTTGCGAAAGCTGTGTGTGCTGATGTTTGTATAGCCCAGCTCGTCACAAACGCTCTTGAGATGGCGCTGAACTTGACGGACGGTGAGCGGGAAAAGAAGCTCGTTTTCAGAGATGCCGCGATCCTCAGCGTAGTTCCGAAGAAAGCTGAGAATTTCGGCAGGGACGGTAAACGTGCGCTTCTTTCCCGTTTTCTCTTCCGTGATGTTCAGACGATACCGCCCTCCATCACAGATGATGTCGGAAAGACGGAGGTTCAGAATGTCGCCTATCCTCATACCGAGGTTGGCTTCGGCAATCAGAGCCGCCGCGACACGGGGGTTTGCCCGAATTGTGCCAACGCCGCTCTTGATTGTGGTGATTATTTCCTTGTACTGCGCAGTTGTCAGAGCTTGCATCAAATCACCGCCTTGTTGTAGAGCTTCGCAATCGCGAGGTCGTTTTTGAAGCGCTTTTCCTCAAGCGCCGCAATCTTGCGGTCGATTGCGGGACGGTGCTTGTCGTTCACGTTGCCGCGCTCTTCCATGAGTTCCGCATACTGACGGTCGTAAAGGTCACGCACGACCTTCCGATGCTCCATTTCATACGCCGCGAGTTCTCTTGCTTGCTGATCCTTGCGCTGTTTGGCGAGGCGCTTTTCTTCTTCCTTGCGCTGTTTCGCCTCAGCCGCCTCTCTGCGGGCTTCCGCTGCCGCCGCCGCAGCTTCGATGTTTGCGCTCATGCGGCGGGCATAGTCCTCTTGAACTATGCGCTTGATGTACTCGTCACGAGTCTCGACAGGGTGCTTTCTCTTGTAGTGGACATTGTACCATGCGAGAAACGCGATTGTGATTAGGAGAGCCGCAACCATGTAAGACCCCCCTCTTCGTAGTTAATCATTCCGACCGCCACAGCGGACAGAAATGCGATAATCCTTTCTTTCATACTTTCCCTCCGTTTGTTCTTGACGGAGAGGCCGCAGTTTGATATTATGATTTACGGCTCTCCTACCTGTTGTGGACTGCCACACCCGTCTCTGTCTGTCGCCAAACCGCCAGGGGCGGGATTTTTACGCCTTGTTCATGTACTCGCGCATTGCTAATCTGATGTACTTCTGCTTCTCGTTCGGGTGCTGTTCCAGAAAAGCAATGATATCTGCATCGTATGTCCTGTGCAGTTTTAGACCGACCATGAAAAAGTGTTCCTTGTCCCACCGTTTCTTGGATTCGCGTTCTACCATTCTTTCACCTCCCTTTCCTTGGATAACCCATTTTATCATAAGGGGTTATCCCATGTCAACAGTTTTTGCGGGGTGCTGACCGCAAATCTAAAATGACATTTTAGATTTCCCGCATTACCGCGACCCCCATTGAAAGGGGATCGCGTCAGTCTGCGATTACTTGTAAACATAAATCCCCTTTCAGTTAGTGTAGACGGGGCTTGCGACCCGTCTTGCCACATTACAGGAGCGCCGAAGCGCTCCACCGCTCTGTGTCACACTTTCTCGTAGTATCCGTACATGGAGCAAGCGCCAGAGTCCCAGGTGTCGTAATACTTGCCGTCAACGACAGCCACGACATGATGGGCAACCTTGCAGATGTAACGGCCTGTAGGATGGTCTTTTGCGAAACTGTCCACGGTCGGACGCTTCGTGCCTTTCTTGTTACTCACGCCGACATACTGAAAACCGATCTTCGCCAAGCTCTCTTTCTTGACTTCAAGAGAGCCGCCGAAGATGGTGTAGGTCTGAGCTTCGCGGCAAATCGGGATTGTGAGGTCGAACGCCTCAAGCCAAGTACAGTCGAGGACTTTGCTCAATGCCCGAACTTGGCAATCACCGAACTTGTCTTTGAGGTCTTTTTTATTCGGCTGATAGTAAACGTAGCGTCTCTTGCTCACTTCGCTCCCGCCTTTCTGATCTCGTCAAAGCAGTTCTCGGCATTGTCGATGTAACGGTCAAGCTCGTTGCAAAGCTCGTCCCGCCCCTCGTAGGTCAAATCGCCGCCAAGCTGACGCAGAAGGTTAACTACCGTGTGCCATTGCTCACGCTGGCTCTCTCCAAGCGGATTTACTTTGATTGTTTTCATGTTCATTTCCCCTTTCAATATTAAGGCATTTGCCTATGGAATGGGACTGTTAAGGCACAATCCCTTAGAAGCCCTAAACGATAACGTATCTGTACTCCGGATGCTGATGCCAAGCTTCGTGAATGGAGTCCACATACGCTACCGTCTGCTGAGGAAATTTCGGGTCGAACACGCGATAGTCGTTTCTGTGCGGGATGTACTCAAGGTTGAGCAGGGGAAGCTGTTCAAGCTCCTCGTACTCGTCCGCGAAGTAGTCCTCGCTCGGATAATCTTCCGGCTCCTCCGCGCCGCACCAGTACTCGCAATCGCGGTTATACTGCGCCTCATACGGGCAGATGCCGTCAATATCACACGGGCAGTTGCACTTGATACTCATTCGCCGTACACCTCCTCGAACGCCTCCTCGATGCCAAGGGACATCATAAACACCTCACGCCGCGCCGCCTCAAGTCGGTCAATCGTGTTGTGCGCATACGGCTCTTTATCCTTGACGGCATCGCGCTCGGCGGCTAACAGTCTTTCCACCAGCCAGAAGATGTCTTCGAGGTCAGAGCCGTCCATGCCCACAAAGAAGGGCTTTTCGAGGAACTCGTCAATCTCAGCTTTGAAAATGTCTTTGCTCATGCAGAAGTTGTCGTTCATAGATAAATCCCCTTTCTCGCATTTTGCGACCGGGGGCAGAAGCCCCCACGCACTACGCCTAACGCCTGTTTATACTCGCGTAGTCGAGTTAATTCCCCCCATAGAGCGGACGCGCCACAAAGTCAAACGCGCTCGGAAGATACGCAGAAGGGATGTAGAGACGGAAGTCATCGTAATACCATGCTTTCCATAGTTCGCTTCCCTTTTTCAGCTTCGGATAATTCCGTACTGCCTCGACAAAGCTGTCGGAAAAGCTCATATTGTACACTTCCATGTTTTCGCGCGTCCTGCTTCTAATCCACTTCGGGACGCGCCGAACGATTAAATCATCGTTGTACATTAGTCCTCGTCCTCCTCCGTCTCGATGTTCAGAATCACAGAAACGCCGCGAGGATCGGAAACGCAGAAGTCGATGGATAGGATTTCATAGCCCCCCCATTCATCGTGTGCCGCATCGCGCAATTCGCCGCAGAAGACTTCCTCCTCTGTTGTGAAATCCCAAATTGCCACCATGACAGAATCGTCCGAGACAAGACCGCAGAAGTCATAGATATCCATTGATTTTTCCCCTTTCAAATTTTTGTAGCTTTCCCGGCTTTGGACGGGCAAAGGCCACATTACAAGCCCGAAAACGGGCTTGCCATCTGTGTTAGCAAGAGACAAACGGACTGCTCATAATGCGGAACGGCATCACAAGCGCGACAGCATGGAATGAACCAAAATCCTCAAGACAAACGAGGACGGGCTTTGTTTCGCCGCTCACATAAAAGAGAGCATTTTTCGGGAAGTCTCGCAGAAGCTTCTCATAGACATAAACAGTCGTGTCCCCATGCGTGAGCTTGCGGCACTTCTTGCCATTGGCTTCCCCGGTTTCCACATCGGCCAGAACAGACTGATTTACAGCTTCATCAAAAACCTTCTTGAGATAGCTCGATGAATGTTTGGGACTCGCGGAAAGCACTTGATGCTCCGGCAGAAATCTCGCCCATAAACCGCCGCGATCCGCGAATAACACGCCATCATCCGAATTGAAATAGATAACCGGATTTTCCTCGGTCTGGTCGGTCAAAAGCTCGTCTAGATATGCCGCCGTTTTCGCATTCCACTTTTCAATGTTCATTGATTTTTCCCCTTTCTTTTGCCGCTTTTCTGCGGTCATTAGAACATGAATATTTATCCATGCTCTAATCAGCGCAGAAACGCTGATTTCAGTTGTTTCGCGGATGATGCCGCGCCCATATGGGCAGAACGCGCTTTTACTCGTCTTCTTCGTCTTCCTCCTCGTCTTCCTGGGCTTCTTCCCACTCCTCGAACGTGTCGAACCAGTTTTCGCCGCTTCTCGCCTTCATAATCGTTTCAAAATCCGGCCATCCTAACCACTCCGCGATGGTGTCATCCTCGAACCAGAAAAAATCGTTCAAGTTAGTTTCGTCTATGCCTTCCGGATAGCTGTCTTCGAGATACGAAAAAATAGTGTCGATTTCTTCCTCCGTCAGATAGCTAACGGTATTTTTCGCGCCGCTCCAGAAATCGTCGATCATGTCACGCGCACAAACTTCTTTCGTGATTTTCATAATTGATTTTCCCCTTTCAAAATTTGGCTTGTCATCATCAGTTGCCAAGTTGCCATCTTGACAAGACGGGCAGAAAGCCCGTTTCGACTTTAGAACACGCGCCCGGCCTCCATGCGGATTTCATCGCCGTTTGTCTCGACATCAAGCCGCCACAAAGCGCGATATTTATAACGCGCCATTGTGTCATTAGTCATAAAGTTATTTTTGACCGCGCTTTCCGAGTCCACGCCATTTTGACGAAATCCGAACAGAAACATTTTCTTAGCTTCGTTTCCCGTGTTCGCATCGCAGAAGCGCAAAACATCGTTCCAGTCAATGAACAAATCCGAAGCGTAATGTTCGCAGAAGCGCCCGGCATCTTGAATCAACTTTGTTAAAATCGTGCTTTCGTTGATGTCGTACTTGCCCGAAAAGCTGTTGATGCGTCCGGATGCCTCGATGGTTTTATAGGCGTATGTGTTAAAATTGAAAGTCATTTGATTGCTCCCCTTTCTTTTTTCGGTTTCCCGTGACGGGCTTTCGCCCGTTTCGGCAAGTAACCATCTTGCCATCATCAGACGGGATAAACGCCATAGCAAAGCGAATAATTCCGCTTTGCGTTCACGTCCTCCGCGAATGCCTCCGCATCCTCGTAATTATCGAAAGTTACATCGGCAGACCAGGATACAAAGCCGTTAGAAAATTCGACTTTGTATCGCTCCCCATTATCACACGGAAGCGCTTCCCATTCTTTTTTGCTGAGAGTCGGAAGGCCGTACAAACGCCGAAAGTCGTTGATGTGATTAGCAGTTGTACGGCTATATCCTCCCCACAAGCGGACGAAACGCCCGTTTTCAATCTCGCAAACTTTCGTAGAGTAGGAAACCAGGCTCGTCTTGCCGTTCTCCTCGATAACTTTTGCCTTGCCGTAATAGGATTTTTGACGAGTCGCAGAAAGATTGTAAATCATAATTTGTAATTCCCCTTTCAATATTTCAAGCGTTGATCGCTTGGCTTCATGCTCTCGCATGGAAAGCACAAAGCCAAACGGGGAAGCTCCGGAGAGCTTCCCGCGCTCGGTTTGTTGAAAGGGAAAGGGAATCAATCACAATATGGCAATATCGCGCCATTGCCGTTTCCGCTTAGATTATGCCGCTCGCCCGTGCGAATAGGGGAGAATCTCGGCATTTTTCAGCAGACGCGCAAAGGCGGTGGATATGCTTTTTTCAAGGTACACAAACACAACAGCGCGCCCCGCATGGCTTCGCTTTCCGCTCTCTAAGACGGCTTCCCGCCGTTCCCGTCTGCGCTCGTGGACTCAAGCCGTTCAATCATCGCAGGGATGATATCCTGCGCGGCTTTTGCCGCTCCTCGGTTTCCCGTGCCGCTCCTCGTGTCCTCGCAAGCTTGGATAGCTCGCTCTCCGTCCTTGGCTTATGCCTCGGATACTTGGCTCTACTCCGTCCGCGCTCGCGGGCGCTACTCGCTCCCCCGTGCGGGCTGTCGTGTTTGATTGTCAAAGTACACGCCGCAAGCGCGGCGAGCTATCAGCTGTCTATACCTTATCATGCGTTATCCCATTTTGCAAGCTTTATTTTTCTGCCGTCTCGCGCTGTTTTCGTTCGGATATCGTACTTTTGGATAATATATCTGAGCAAATACGGCTATGATCTCATTATCCCATCACTTTTTCATTTGTTTCTGTAGGAATAACCAAAATTTAAGCCTCGTTTTAGTGCATTATTACTTCGATTATTTGATGCTTTTTCACGGCTTTTTCGCATCGTCAAATTGCACAAATTGAGGATTTATTCGTCATTTTAGACAGTTTCCGATATCGGTTTTTGTGCATGGTACACAGAGGAAAATTGTATTCAATTTATGGGATTTCGCGAGACGCGCGAGATTGCGCTCTGGGCGCGTTTTGTGTGCGGACGTGATTTTATATTCCCCTATGTGCGAAATGCGTTCACACGCGAAATTTGGCTTTCTGGCGCGTTCTACGGGCTTTTCGCGTGGCGAGTGTTGTGTATGCTGTCGAGTGGTGGCATCCGAGGCTATGCCTGCTGTACACGATGTCTAATTTTGAACACGTGTTGAATTTTAGACTGAGTGATGAAAGACTATTTTCCGCGATGCTTCCCGTTGAGTAAACAATTGTAGTCTATCCATAACATTTTGTTATGATAACTCATATCCATAACAAAACGCTATGGTATCGCTTCGGGCTTGCCTTGCCTCGCTCCCGCGCCCGTCTTGCCTTGCTTTTGATTACTCTTTGTTGTTATGCTGTCTCTCTTGCCTCACATGGGGCTTGTTTGGGGCTTCTTCGTGTCGCGTTCTACCACAAACGCGACATCCAAGGCAAGAGGACGCCCGGCGGGGAGTATGGGCGCGGCGGGGAGCATAGTTAAGTCCCTCCAGTAACTCCAGATAACAAAACCGAAATATTAACTTTAACTTCTCTAATCTAAGCTTTATAGTTAATATCCAAACTAAGTGCTAACTTATAGCTTTTTTTAGTTATAGCTTATATATAAATAACTAAATTCTGTGTAAAAACAACCTTGGTATATGGTGCTTATCATAGTTTAGTGCGTATAGAGTAGGTTTAGTTCTAAATTTATAGCTTTATAGGGATGTAATTATAAGCTTTACAGTCCTAAAATAGATTTAATATAATTCTAAGCTTGTAATGATATAAAAATAAAGCTATGATCTAAGATACATAGCTTTTAAGTAACTCATAGTTCTTATAAACTAAGTTATAGCTTTACAGTTCTACAGCAACTTAGTTCTTAGAATAAGCTATGTATTAAGACTATAGCTTTACTGGTTTTAATATAATATATATATAATAAGCTTTAAGAAGAGAAAGAATACTAAGAAAGAGAAAGACTTGACCGGTGGGTTAGGGGTTTGGTATAATACTCTCTGTAAACATAAGTCCGGAAAAATTTTTCAGAATAAAAAGGGGTGATTTATGTGACAGAGCAAGATGAGAAGGTCTTAGGTGCTATTTACGAGATTATAGACTGTAATGTTCGGGATGTATCTCCGTACTACGATGCCTTGGATGTGATACGGAACATCGGGGCTGAGTGCGATACTGTACAAGTGGACATGACGCACTTTTTACAGGAGAAGATACGGAAAGCTATTTTTAAGGCCGAGGATAACTGGTTTGTCGAGCAGCTTATGGAGGTTAGGGGAAAGGCTCTCTTGTACACGGCTCCGGAATGCTTTGACGATTTCATTCAGTACATGGAGTTCGACAGACCCTTTGAAAAACAGTTCTACCTTCCGCGAAGAAAGCAGCTAAAGCCCCTTGCAGACGCTATGGAGCGATTGGAGCGGCGGGAATTGGAGCTATTGGCTATCAGTCTCCCACCGGGCGTCGGCAAAACCACTCTTGCTGAGTTCTTTCTTGCTTGGACTGGCGGTAGGCACCCCGAACTGCCGATTTTGACAGGATCGCACTCCAACTCGTTCCTCAGAGGTATGTACGGTGAAATGCTGCGGTTCTTAGACCCGAATGGGGACTATAAGTGGGGCGAGGTCTTTCCGAGTCTTAAGGTGATCTCCACGAACGCTCAAGATATGATGATTGACCTCGGCTTTACCGCTAAAGACGGGAAGCGGTTTGCAACGTATGAGTTCTCGTCTATCGGGTCTGGAAACGCGGGCAAAGTCAGAGCTGGTAATCTCCTTTATTGCGATGACCTTGTAAGTTCTCTTGAGGAGGCACTTTCAAGGGAAAGGATGGATAAGCTGTATCAGACCTACGCGACCGATTTGAGGCAGAGAAAAATCGGTAACTGCGTGGAATTGCACATCTCTACGCGGTGGTCTGTGCATGATGTTGTGGGAAGATTGCAGCAAATGAACGACGATAACCCAAGAGCCGAGTTTATCGTCAGACCGGCTCTCAACGAGGACGATGTTTCCAACTTTGACTATCCCATCCCGCAGGGATTTACCACGAAATTCTACCACGACCAAAGGGAAGCGATGGATGACGCGAGCTGGAACGCCCTGTACATGAACACTCCGTATGAAAGAGAGGGCCAGTTGTACGCAGAGGACGAGCTTCGCAAGTATTTTGACCTACCCGAAGAACAGCCGGATGCCATTATCGCCTGTACGGACACGAAAGATACGGGAAAAGACTTCTGCTGTATGCTGATTGCCTATCAATACGGCATGGATTTCTACATCGAAGACCTCGTTTATGAGAATTATGCCCCGCAAATCATCGACGAGCAGCTTGTGATGAAGCTCGGCAAACATAATGTTCAGCTTTGTCAGTTTGAGTCTAACGCTGCGGGCGGCAGAACCGCCGATAAAGTGCAAGAAAGACTGAAACAGCAGGGAAAACGGACTCGGATTACAAAAAAATGGACTTCTGCCAACAAAGATACTAAGATTATTGTCCATTCCCCCTTCGTAAAAGAGCATTTTCTCTTTAAGGACAGGACAAAACAGGATAAAGAATACCGCTCCTTTATGAACGCCCTTTGTTCCTACACGATGGCGGGGAGAAACGCCCATGATGACGCGCCGGACTGTGCCGCGCAGCTTTCCGATTTCGTTCAAAACTCCATGATGGGTAGGGCAGAAGTCTTCAAACGTCCTTGGTAATACCGAAAGTTGAATACTGAGATATAAATAATTTCGGAGTGAGCTAAATTTTTTTAATAATATACTTGACGTAATCAATCCCTTTTGCTATAATGTCCACGGAATTATAGCGGATTAGTGTAACGGCAGCACACAAGGCTTTGACCCTTGAGGAAATGGATCGGCACCATTATTCGCCGCCAACAGGAGCTTTCCCCTAACATTACGCCCCACGAGTCGTGTGAAAATGCGGGCTGAGACAACGACTGCCGTGAAAATCGGCGTAATTTGAACCTTGAAAAATGGATATGGTTTATTGATACCTCGGTGCAGACTCCGATGAGAGGCCGAGAGGCGACCGAAAGCTCGGAGCAACGAAGAGCGGATACGCTCGGATAGCTGACCGCACTTTGCAGCGTGAGTTGCAAAGCGAATCCCTGTGGGAGAAAGATTAGGCGCTGTGCCGAAGTTATCGCAAGCAAAGGCATCCGTGGTGTGGCGGGGGCAATAGAAGTCAAGCGTTAAGAGCGTAGACCGAACCCAAGTTAGGGCTTAGCTGGCGACTGTGCTAAACCTTGGGAACGCCAACAACTCCGTTTGCGGTGAAACAGGGAAACCTGCGTATAACACACTACAGAATCCAAGTAGCGGAAATCGCAATGACATGATGATATTTTAAAGATTTGTAACACCTTGAATGTTACCAAACTTCTGAATATCCCGTGAAAGGTGGAGGCAACCATCCCTCTGACGGCTGTTCCGAAAGGACTGTGTAGAAATACTTGGGCAAGAAGTTATATGGGGACGCTCGTATGGCTCAGACTTGTCTACCGTGTGGCTGAATATGCTTGAAGG